GCAAGACTACATCAGATCCATGAAGGGCGCGGCTAAAGCATCGGATGATGCGGCTAGGGCTGACGAAGATCAGGCTGCTGCCTCAGAAGGTCTAACTAAACTTGAAGAAGCCGAAGCAAAAGCCAAACAACGTGCTATAGAAGCACAACAAAACTACAGAGACAGTTTAGTATCAGCAAAAAATGCAGTAATTGGATTTAGTGACGCACTCTTTGATAGTCAGGTAGGTTTTGACAAATATGGTAAAGCCTTAGGTGGCGCCGGCGATGCGGCTTGGTCTCTTGGTAAAAACTTTGGCTTAATTGGTATGGCTGCTGGCGGTGCCATCAAGGGTCTAACCATGATAGGCGAACTTGCATTCAAGCAAGCAGATGCACTATTAAAAGTTAATGATGCGCTTTCACAATCAGGTGCCGCAAACTCATTCAGTGCTGAAGAAATTCGCCAAATGGGTAGAGCAATGGGCCTCTCATCTCAAGAGATGGAGAAGTTCTCTAAACAGGCAACTACATTAAATGGTGGCTTAAGAGTATTAGGTACTAGTGCCGCTGATGGTGTAAAAGCATTCACTGATATGAATACTACAACCGCTGAAACAAGACAAGCGTTTCAGCGTTTAGGTTTTGATGACGAAGCCCGTATTAAGGCAACTGGTGATTATGTTAGATTACTAGAACGCTCAAACGCTGGTTTAACTGCCAGACAGATGAGTGAAGGTGCTTTGGCAAAACAAGCAAAGGCTTATACTGAAAACCTAGTTGTACTTGCTGATTTAACAGGTAAAGATGTTGAAGAAGTTAAAAAACAACAAGAAGTAAACCGTGCTACTTATGAATGGACTTTACAACAAAATAAGTGGCAACAACAACGTCTTGAAATGGAAAAAAGAGGTGATACTGAAGGTATTGCTAGACTTGATAAAGAAGTTGCTGCCGCAAATAAACTTATTGATGACGTTGGTCGTTTAGGTGATCCTGCTAAAACTGCCGCTGTGCAGATGCAGTACTTGACAGGAGCAGTTACAAAGCAAAGTTCGCAATTTGCTGTATTGGGTATGGATGTAGATAAGCAGATTCAGGCTGCTAAAGACGGAACATATCAGCAAGGTCAGTTCTCAGATGAGTATAGAAAAAATGCTCAAGCAATGCTTGATTCAGGCGGAACTGCATTAGCATTCAGTGAAGATTTTAGAAATGCGACCGGCTTGAATCGAGAAACAATTGGACAAGTAACTCAATACAACAAAGACTTATCCGAAGGTGTAACTCAACAGCAAATTGCCGCTAAAAAACGAAAAGAAATTGATGATAATACTGGTGGTAAAGGAAAAGCCGCAGAAGATCCTGCGCAGATTGCTAGAAATCAATTAACTGAAGCAGAACGCAGTGCTAGACTAGCAGTAGATGATTTAGTTGCTAGTATGAATCCATTGTTAAAAGGATTCGATGCAACTACTATTGCGGCAGGATTATTAGCAGCCGCTGCCGTAGCCGCAAGTATTGCATTAGGTAAGATGGCTTTATCTGCGGCAATGGGCGGCAAGGGTCCAACTGCAAAACCACCAGCAACACCTCCAAAGAAACCGGCGGCTCCTAGAGCAAGAGACCCTAAGACAGGTAGATTCATAAAGGCTCCTCCACCAAAACCACAAAGTTGGTTAAGCAAGATGACAAAGCCACTTAGTGGCTTTGCAAGCAAAGCAGGTGCAGTAGCAAAAAGTGCAGGAAGATTTGTTCCTGGTATTGGTCAAGCATTAATGATCGGCGGCGCCGCATATGGTGCATATAATGCCGCAAGTGATGCAGAAAAAACGTTAGGAATTGAAGGTCGCAAAGCCACTACCGGTGAGAAGTTTGCAGCCGGCGCAGGCGGAGCATTAAGCGCACTAACGTTTGGTATATTAAGTGCTGAAACTGCTAGCAAGGGCATTATGAATATGGCCGAACGCTTCAAGAAACAAGATTCTGAAGTTAAAAAGGCAACCGGCACTGGTTTAGGCGCACAACAAGAACAAGCAAAAGAAGCCGACGCCGCACGTAAGAAGCATGAAGAAACTGTTGCCGCACAAAAGAAAAATGCTGAGGTTACTGTTGCTGGTACAACTGCTACACTCTCATCTACTGAGGCGGTAGATAAAAACATTGAACAGTTAGATAGAATGCGTGAAACAACTGAAGTTAACTCTAAGACAGAAAAGCAAGCCTTAGATAAGTTTATCTTCAATTTAGACCAAGCATCTCTTGGATTAAAGTCATTGAACAATGCAATGATGATCCTATCTCAAACTGTGAGTGGCATCAATTTTAGTGGAGGTGGTGCAGGCCCCGGCGCAGACACAGGCGGTGGTGGAGCACCAAGTGGAGGTGGAGCACCAAGTGTTCCTGCTAATATCGGTTCATATATGGCTGCAACTGCCATGATTGAGTCCGGTGGTAACGCCAATGCTAGAGCAAAGACAAGTAGTGCCGGCGGAATGTTCCAGTTCTTAGATAGTACTTGGAAAGAATTAACTAAAGAAATGGGTAAAAACTATTCTGTTCAGGATAAGTTTGATCCAAAGAAATCAGCAGAAGTAATGGCTTACTTCACGCAAAAGCAAAAGAAGCAGTTAGAAAAGGGAACAGGTCGTGCAGCCTCAAACACTGACTTGTATATGGCTCACTTCTTAGGCTCAGGTGGTGCGGTTAAATTCTTAAATGCAATGAACAAAAATCCAAATGCCATTGCAGCCGATATGGATCCTAGAGCCGCAAGAGCAAATAAAAACATTTATTACGATCAATCAGGACGTGCAAGAACACTGGGCGAAGTGTATGAGTTGATGGGTAATAAAATGGATAAGGCTATGGTTCAAGTTGCAGGAGGCAAAGCACCTGCATTTGTACAGCAAATGGCTAAAGGCGGCGGACCTGCATCAGGTGTGTCTGGTTCTGATAACTTATCTGCACAGCGAGGTGATGTTAATGCTAAACTCACTAGTGAAAAGCCTAAAAACGTTAAAGTGGGTGATAAGGCTGACTTGTCTGGAGTATCACCTGAACTATTAAAGAGATTCTTCACTGCCGCAAAAGATTTTGGACAACCTGTATCCGTAAACAGTGCATACCGCGGAGATGCTTATCAGGCAGAGTTGTGGGTTAGAGGTAGAATATTAGGTGATCCTAGTATTCACACTCCTGCTAGACCTAAGAATGACACTACAATCTCATATAAAGGTAAAGAATATAAAGTAGAGGGTTCAGGAAAAGGCAGTAAGCACGGACGAGGTGAAGCATTAGACATTTCCGGTGATAGAGATGACTTTGATCCATATCTAGCAAAATATGGATTACATCGACCATTCAAACGTAATGACCCGCCTCACGTAGAACTAATGGCAAGTTCTGGTGGAGTATTTGATGGCCCACAAAAAGGATATAATGTAGAATTGCATGGTACTGAATTAGTAGCTCCCTTGATGAAAGATAGTCTACTAATGAAATTGGCTCAGACACCAGCCAAAATGGATTCTATGGAAAAGATATTCGGTGATATGACGGGTAATATATCTAAGATCACCAATACAAAAGACATTGAAAAGAGATTTAGTTATAGCACATCGTCTAATAAAGAATCAATAACTAGTATAAAGCCAGCAGAAGTTATGCTTGGTGAAATTCAAGATATGACCAAAACTAATTTGGGTCAAATGGATTCTGCCTTTAATAAGGCTTTTGCAAATTTTGATGTAACGAAGAGTAGCAATATCAACCCCATTGATGTAAATCAATTATTAGCAAGTATTAATAAAGATACTGAATTGGCTAAGAGTCCTAATACATTAACAGATAGACTTGATCCAAATACAATGCTTGCTGATGTAATGCAAAAACAGAAAGAAGCAGAGCAAAAGGCAATGAGCCTGATGACTGCTAAAACTGAAACAATATCGTCTACTACACCAGTCGCAACAAGTTCTCCTAACGAAAAGGCACTGGAAATGAACACACAACTAATGGAAATGCTTTCAGGAAAACTTGACACTATGATTTCTGTATTAGAATCGGGTAATGATGTTTCTAGTAAGATTCTTAAGAGTTCACGTGTATAAACTAAATAGTAAGTAAAGAACAGGGCCTATGTCATATAAAAAGAAATTCTTAAACAGAAGCGGCGTTTCCAGTCCGATATCGGGCATCAATAGTAATACTGGTGCATGGAACAGTTCGCCTGGACAAAATGGATCACCTACAGGTGGTTGGAACAATACTGAATTTGGTTATAAGAACTATATGAGTAGGCTTCCTGAAGTCTATACAGGGCATCCAAATCGTATCGAACGATATAATCAGTATGAAATGATGGATGTTGATGCAGAAATCAATGCTTGTTTAGATATTATTTCAGAATTCAGTACACAGAAAAACGAACATAATAAAACACCCTTCAACCTTGAATTCAAAGAAGAGCCTACCCCACATGAAGTAGAATTACTTAAAAAGCAATTACAACAGTGGTGTAAGTTAAATGAATTTGATACAAGAGTGTTTAAGATTTTCCGTAACGTTATTAAGTATGGAGATCAGGTATTTGTTCGTGACCCAGAAAACTTCAAACTATACTGGGTCGATATGGTTAAAGTTATTAAAGTTATTGTCAACGAAAGTGAAGGTAAGAAGCCTGAACAGTATGTACTTAAAGACTTAAACATTAACTTACAAAACTTGAGTGTTGCACAAAAGACAAATACTGACTTTGCCGCAAACCCTGCGACAGGGCTTGGTGGCACAGGCGGTGGTACCAACACACCATATACTGTTCCTGCTATGCCATATAACACATCAGGATCAAGATTTACATTGGGTCAAAGCGAAAGTGCTATTGACGCAAAACATATCGTACACTTAAGTTTGACAGAAGGTCTAGACAGATTTTGGCCGTTTGGTCAGTCAATCTTAGAGAACATCTTTAAAGTTTATAAGCAAAAAGAATTGCTTGAAGATGCTGTTCTTATCTATCGTGTACAGCGTGCTCCTGAACGTAGAATGTTTAAAATTGACGTTGGTAACATGCCAAGTCACATGGCTATGGCATTCGTAGAACGTGTTAAGAACGAAATCCACCAACGTAGAATTCCAAGTTTGTATGGTGGTCAATCAATCGTTGATGCTACGTACAATCCATTATCAATGAACGAAGATTACTTCTTCCCAGTTACGGCTGAAGGTCGTGGATCAAGCGTAGAAGTACTACCTGGTGGTCAAAATCTTGGTGAAATTGATGACTTGAAATACTTCAATAACAGACTAGCACGTGGTCTACGTGTTCCAAGTTCATATCTACCAACAGGCCCTGATGATAACACAACACCATTGAGTGATGGTCGTGTTGGTACAGCAATGATTCAAGAGTTTCGTTTCAATCAATATTGCGAACGATTACAGAATTATATCTCATTGAAACTTGACGAAGAATTCAAATTATTCTTACGTTGGAGAGGCTTCAATATTGATACAGGATTGTTCTCATTACATTTCAATCCCCCACAGAACTTTGCCGCATATCGTCAAAGCGAGTTAGATACAGCACGTGTGTCAACATTTGCAAGTATGGAAGCGTTCCCTTATATTTCTAAGCGTTTTGCACTAGAACGTTTCTTAGGTTTGTCTGAAGAAGAAATTGCTAAGAACGAAAAACTTTGGGAAGAAGAAAACAAGAAAGAAGTTTCACTTGATCCTAAGGGTAGTGATCTACGTAACGTCGGGGTATCGACGGGCGATTTTGAATCCGATGAAAATACTGCGGATGAAATTGAAAGTGCAGAAGAAGCCCCTGCTGAAGGTCCAGATGTTGCAGGTCCTGTTGCAAGTCCCGAAGGCGGCGCAGCCGCAGCCGGCGCAGCCGGGCCAGTAAGCGCACCACCCGCATAATGAATGCGTGACTTTTTAAAGTACCTAATTGTTTGGATATCACAAAATTTAAGTGTACCTTTTTGGATAGTAGGTCATATACATTTAAGTATGCATATGACTGTGTTACAAGATGTTCATATTATTTTAGCATCATTGGGCATGAATTTAGTTGTTGCCGTAGGGTTTTTCATAGACTATAGCGATTATAAAAAGCAAAAAGATAAATAAAATTATGAAACTATTTGAGATGTTTGACCCGCCCGTTCAGGGAATGCAGGATGTTAATGCTGATAACAGCAAACCTGTGTGGCGTACCTCTCGTAAAACTAAACTTACTTTAAAGCAAATTCGTAAATTAAGACGTATGTTAGACGTAAGAAACTACGAAAAGAAATTGCACCTCAACAAAGTAAGAGAACAATATGGCGCTAAGCCAGCCGAAGAATCCGGCGCGCCTAGTGTCTAAAACGCATATTCCTACAAAAAACTCAAAAAAATAGCACTTATTACACTGTTTTGGTGTATATGGTGTAAATATGTGTACAAAGCCATTTCTAATCAGGAGAAATCATAATGGACAACAAGAAATACGAACAGTTAATCAACCTCATCATTAATGAGGACGAAGAGCAAGCCCGCGAACTATTCCACGAAATCGTTGTAGAAAAGTCACGTGAAATTTACGAATCAATCATGGAAGAAGAAATGGTTGATGAAGGCGACATGGGTGACATGGGCGACGATATGGAAGAAGGTATGGGCGGACAAGTAGGTGACCTACTTGACGAAATCAACGCAGAAGAATCTGGAGTAACTGAAGAAGAGGAAGAAGAAGTATTTGACCTCGACTCAGAAGAAGAAGATTTCGGCGGTGATGAAGGTGAAGCATCTGATGAAGTAGAAGATGCAGTTATCAGAATCGAAGATAAACTTGACCAGTTAATGGCCGAGTTTGAAGAAATCATGGGAGGCGGTGACGCTGAACTAGATGCCGGTGACGATGGCGAAGAAGAAGTCGAAGTTGACTCTGAAGAAGAGGAAGCAATGATGGAAGCCGTACAGTTGCAGAAAGTTTCCGTAACACACGGTGACGATGGCGTTCAGAAGAAGAGCCCAGTGGCAGCAAATTCAGGTAAGGCTGGTATGGACAGCAAGCCTGTTAACTTTGGTGGCGCAGACGAAAAAGGTCGCACAGCACCATCAGTGAAAGATGTTGAAGGCGCATCTAAGTTTAAGAATGCACCAGGACATAAATCACAAGACTTGTCAAATGCACCCAAGCCAGTAACTAAGGACGGTGCGGCATACGACAAGAGTCCAGTAGCAAAGTAAGGAACTGAGACCAAATGGCTTTGTATCTCAGAGAAAACTTGACATTCGACCGTGCAAACATGGTCGTAGAGTCAGTCAAAGAAGAGGGCGCTGAATTTAAGACCCTCTATATGAAGGGCATCTTCATTCAGGGCGGGGTTAAAAACGCAAATGAGCGTGTTTACCCCGTTTCTGAGATTGAAACCGCTGTAGATACACTCAATAAGCAAATTAGTGAAGGTTATTCTGTTTTAGGGGAAGTAGATCACCCCGATGATTTAAAGATTAATCTAGATCGTGTATCACACATGATTACAAGCATGTGGATGGACGGGGCTAACGGTTTCGGAAAATTAAAGATTCTACCTACTCCAATGGGACAATTAGTCCGTACAATGTTGGAGTCAGGTGTAAAACTAGGCGTATCCAGTCGTGGATCAGGTAATGTAAACGATATGGATGGTCGTGTCAGTGATTTTGAAATTATCACTGTGGATATTGTCGCTCAACCTAGCGCACCCAATGCATACCCAAAAGCAATCTATGAAAGCATGATGAATATGCGTCATGGTCATAGACTTATGGATATTGCAAAGGAAGTTGGTGGTGACAAAAAAGTAGAGAGATACCTGAAGGAGGAAGTAATGCGCCTCATCAAGGATCTCAAATTATAAAGGGGATATCAGCATGTTTGATGCTATCAAACCATTACTTGAAAGTGGATTAATCAAAGAGGATACTGCCCAGGCTCTAAACGAAGCATGGGAACTAAAACTCAATGAAGCCCGCCAACAAGTTCGTGCGGAATTACATGAAGAATTCGCACATCGTTATGAACATGACAGAATGGTGATGGTAGAAGCCCTAGATAAGATGATGACTGAAAGCCTTTCAGAAGAACTAAAAGAGTTCCATTCTGAAAGACAAGCAATGAACGAAGACCGAGTCAAGGCTCAGTTGAAGTTGCAGGAAAGCGCAACTAAGTTCAATGATTTTATGGTTACTAAACTCGCAGAAGAAATTCGTGAACTACGTACAGACCGTAAAATTCAGAACGAAAATCAACAGAAACTTGAAAAGTTTGTTACACATGCCCTAGCACGTGAAATTAAAGAATTCGCAGTGGATAGACAAGCAGTTGTAGAAGCAAAGGTCAAGTTAGTTGCTGAAGGTCGCAAGCAGTTGGAAGCACTTAAAGGCAAGTTCGTTGCTGAAAGTGCCAAAAAGGTTAGCGGCATTGTTTCAACACATCTTAAGGGTGAACTATCAACACTTAAGGAAGACATTAAACAGGCTAGAGAAAATAGTTTTGGACGTAAGTTGTTCGAAGCATTTGCTAGTGAATTCAGTGTAACTCATTTAAATGAGAAGGCTGAAACTCGCAAGTTAATGCAGGCACTTGTTCAAAAGGATAAGCAACTAGCCGAATCTGCTAATAAGATTGCGCAAGCACAGAAATTAGTAGAAAGTAAAGATCGTGAAGTTCGCATTATTAAAGAATCAACTCAGCGTGAACAGGTACTAGATGAATTACTAGCACCATTAAACGAAGAGAAGGCTCAGGTAATGAAAACTTTACTTGAAAGCGTTCAGACTACTAAGTTAAAGAATGCTTTCGATAAGTATCTACCAGCAGTTCTTAACACTGGTTCAGAAGTCTCAGCAAAGCCTGCAAAGGCAGCGTTGACTGAATCAAAAGTTGTTACAGAAGTAACTGGTGATAAATCTGCCAAGAAGATTGAAGAAGTCGATAGCAACGAGAAAGACAATGTTATCGAAATTAAGCGTCTGGCAGGGCTTTAATTAGACATAGTTTAGGAGAATATAAAAATGTCAAAAGTACTCTTAGAAAGCCGTTGGGACGAGACCAAAGATGCCCTGTTAGAAGGCTTAAAAGGCACTCGCCGCTCAACAATGGGTGTAATTTTAGAAAACACCCGCAAGCAGTTGCTATCTGAATCAACAGCAGGTACAACAACTGCAGGTAATATCGCAACACTAAACCGCGTGATTCTTCCAGTAATCCGTCGTGTCATGCCAACAGTTATCGCTAACGAGTTGGTAGGCGTTCAGCCAATGACCGGCCCAGTTGGTCAGATTCACACTCTACGTGTTCGCTATGCGCAGTCATTGACTGACAACTCAGCAGCCGCTACTTCTGTAACTGCTGGTGAAGAAGCATTGTCACCATTCAAGATTGCACAGGCATACTCACGTGTTCCATCAAGCACAACAAGCACTAACTTCTATACTGGTGCTGACACTGCGGCTCTTGAAGGTAACGGCGGTAAGCAGATCAGCGTACAGATTCTACGTCAGGCTGTTGAAGCCAAGTCACGTAAGTTGCAAGCACGTTGGACATTTGAAGCCGCTCAGGACGCACAGTCACAGCATGGTATCGATGTTGAAGCAGAAATTATGGCTGCTCTAGCACAAGAAATCACTGCTGAAATTGACCAAGAAATTCTCTTGTCATTGCGTACTCTTGCTTCAACCGAGTTCACATACAACCAGGCAACAGTATCAGGTACTGCTACATACGTTGGTGACGAACATGCTGCCCTAGCAGTTCTAATCAACCGTGTTGCTAACTTGATTGCACAGCGTACCCGTCGTGGTGCTGGTAACTGGGCAGTTGTTTCAAGTGCAGCCTTGACTGTTCTACAGTCAGCAACAACATCAGCATTCGCACGTACCACAGAAGGTACATTCGAAGCACCAACAAACACTAAGTTCGTTGGTACATTGAACGGTGCAATGCGTGTGTTCGTTGACTCATATGCACCTGACACACAGCCAGTTCTAGTTGGTTATAAGGGTTCATCTGAGACTGATGCAGCCGCATTCTACTGCCCATACATTCCATTGATGAGCAGTGGTGTTGTTCTAGATCCATCAACATTCGAACCAGTCGTATCATTCATGACACGTTATGGTTACATCGAATTAACAAACACTGCGTCATCATTCGGTAACGCAGCTGACTACGTTGGTGAGATTGCTGTTCAGAACCTAACATTCCAATAAGAAGTTTTACTTCTCGGGATGGGAAGTGGGAAGGGTCTTCGGACCCTTCCTTTTTATCAATGATAAAAGCGCACTTTATGTGTGCTTTTTTGTGGCTAAATACTTTATGTCTGAAATCCTATATACTCTAATAGCAACGCATATTACTATCATATGTGTTACAGTTTTCCTGCATCGTGGACAAGCACACAAAGGAATTGAGTTTCATCCTGTACTAAGTCACTTTATGCGTTTTTGGTTATGGCTAACAACAGGTATGATAACAAAAGAGTGGGTCGCTATTCACAGAAAACATCATAGGTTCTGCGAAACTGACAATGACCCGCACAGTCCAAAAACATACGGATTAACTACAGTATTGTTTAAAGGAGCATTCTTATATCATGCGGCATCAAAAGATAAAGATATGGTTAATTCATATGGTGTTGGCACTCCTAATGATTGGATGGAGCGCAACGTATACACTACTCACTCTAGACTTGGCATTGGCATTCTCCTTATGCTCAATGTCATCTTATTCGGGTGGGTTGGGCTTTTAATGTGGGGAATTCAAATGATATGGATTCCGTTTTGGGCCGCCGGGGTAGTTAATGGTATAGGTCATTATTGGGGTTATCGAAACGGTAATACCAAAGATAACAGTAGAAACATATCTCCGTGGGGAATTATAATCGGCGGTGAAGAATTACACAACAATCATCACTTAGACCCTGCAAATATTAAATTGAGTCGTAAAAAATTTGAGTTTGATATAGGATATTTTTATTGTCGTTTATTTGCTAAAATGCATCTACTGAAAATACGTTAAGCAATTCTAGTATCACCGTCTACTGTGGCATTAAGAATTGATTTCTTACCTGTTCTTAATTTCTTTTTATAAAGTCTACTACAGTTGGCACACAATGTCAATAGATTACTTTTCTTTTTATTATTTTTGTTTCCATCTTTGTAGACTAAATCAATTTGACATTTATCTTCCGCTTCAAATCCACATTGATTACAACTAGTTTGTTTGTGTTGTAAATGTTTAAAACGTGGATTATAAATTGCTTTTGAGCAATCTATACAATATCTATGCCACTTTTGAAATCCATGCTTACTTTTGCCGTTAGGTTTTGCAAGAGCAAACTTACAATGAAGGCATAACGGTCTTGGAGGTTGTGCTGTTAGCATAATAATATTTATAAAAAAGCACTCCTAGGTTCTTTTTTCTACGGCTTTGTGTCACTTAATTTGATAAATAATAAAATAGATAATGGAACTTGTTCATGGCAGCAGAACTTTTTAACTCTCTTGGTGGATTTTCAGCAGGCATACCACCCGTCGAAGTAATTGACGCAAATGGTAACGTAGTTACCAATGTATTAACCTCTGGAAACGTTGCCGCAAATACAGTTTATGCTACTTACTATAAGTATGCCAATGGTAATCCATTAACAGTTGGCGCAGCCGGTTCTAATACTCAACTACAATTTAATAACAATGGTCAGTTTGGTGGAATCCCTAATGTAACTTGGGACGGAAACACACTGACATTGGGCGCTGTCTCACAACTTTCTATTTTAGGTGGTGATAACGGATACTTCTTACAGACTGACGGCGCTGGAAATCTTACATGGGCAGCCGGAGGCAATGGCGGTGGTAATGGATCACCTGGTGGCGCAAATACACAAGTACAATTTAATGACAGTGGTAACTTTGGTGGCGACTCTGGTTTCACATATGACAAGAACACAAACTTATTAACAGTTAACAACTTAACTGTTATCGATGTTCTTACTGCTAACGTATCTTCTGCATTGACTGCAGGTACTGTAACAACGAATGCTCAACCAAATATTACAAGTGTTGGTACACTAACAACATTAAATGTTACCAACACTGTTACAGCAAACTTATTTTCTGGCTCTGGCGCAAACTTAACTAATATCCCGGCAGCAAACTTAGTAGGTTCTGTTCCGGTAGCAAACTTTGTAAGTCAAGCATCTCAGCCCAATATCACAAGCGTAGGTGTATTAACATCACTTACTACTTCAGGTAATATTGCGGCATCAGGTAATATTAATGGTGGTAACGTTTCTGTATCAGGAAATACTACTACTGCTAATCTTTCAGTATTAGGCAATGCTACTTTTACAAATGGGTTAGCCGTTAGTGCTAATGCAACAGTAAACTTTGGGGTAGCATCAAACGTAAGTTTGGGAAGCCTATCTAACATTCATATCAGTGGTGGTACTAATGGTTATGTATTATCTACTGATGGTGCTGGCAACCTATCATGGACTGCAGGTGGAGGTGGCGGCAACGGAACACCAGGCGGCAGTAATACACAAATTCAATATAACGACATTGGTACTTTTGGAGGCAGTCCGTTCTTCACGTTCAATGACGTTACAAACACAGTAAACATTGCGGGCAACTTAGTTGCTAACGCAGTAATTATGGGATCAGGAGCATATAGATTTAGTTATTCTAATGTTTATGCGGCTACAACTAGTAGCACAGCCACTGATCAGATTTTATATTCAATTCCAGTAGCAAGTGTTGCTGGATTAGATTTTACTATTATTTCAACTGACACTACAGCCGGTATGAGACAGATCACTAAATTGACTTCTGTTAATATGGGCGCATCAGTGAGTTATGTTGAAGTTAGTAGTATGCAGGTAAATGGTTATTTGGGAGACTTTTCAATTCAATATGATGCAGGAAATATTATTGTTCAGCCAAGTATTGTGTTAAAAGTTACACCGGCAACCAGTAATTTATTGACTCATAAAATGCAAATAACAACTTATGAGCCATAAAGGTTTGTTGAGAATAATGATAAATAATACAAGATAAGGGAATCTACACATGGCACTTAAACCACTCAATTCGGTAGGCGGCTTCTCAGTTGGTGAAGTACCTGCAAACGTAATTTTCGCAAATGGCGACTTTTCTGGTAATAAAGCAAACTTTACCGGAAACGTTTCTATGCTTGGATTGTTAACGAACAATCTATACTATGCAAACGGTCAACCTTGGGACTTACAAGAAGCGGCCGGCTCTAACACTCAAATTCAGTTTAATAATAATAACAATTTTGGTGCTAGTGCTAACTTCACATTTGACAGTGCTACTAACGTACTAACTGTATCAAACGGTAATGTATCTACTGGCAACTTGAGTGCATCTGGTTTACTATCAGTAACTGGTAATGCTAACGTAGGTAACTTAGGTACAGGTGGACTCATCATTGCTACAGGTAACGTAACCGGTGGCAATATAACAACAAGTGGTGTAGTAAGTGCAACTGGTAACGTAAGTGGTGGTAATTTAACAACTGGTGGTGTAGTAGCCGCAACAGGCAATGTGTCTGGTGGTAACTTAACTACTGGTGGCGCATTAAGTGTCACTGGTAACGCTAACGTAGGTAACCTAGGAACAGCAGGCCTTATCACTGCTACAGGTAACGTAAGTGGTGGCAACTTAACTACTGGTGGCGCATTGAGCGTAACTGGTAATGCTAACGTAGGTAACATTGGTGGTGCATCAGGCTTATTCACAGCAAATGTAACATCCAATAATGTAACAGTAAATCTAGAACTACAAGCCAACACTGCCAACTTTGATGGCAACGTAATTATGGACAACTGGTTGACTGTAACTAATACAGCCAACGTTGGTAACTTACGTACTAATAATCTATTATATGCAAACGGCTTACCTTGGGACTTACAAGAAGCAGCCGGTGCAAACACTCAAATTCAGTTTAACAATGGCACCAATAACAACTTCGGTGCAAGTGCTAATTTCACATTCGACAGTGCAACAAACAATTTAGCACTAAATGGTAATGTACTATTAGGTGGTACTAGTCAGAATCAGATCGTTAATACAAGCAACACTGCAATTGAAATCAGAGGTGGCTACGGTAATGCAACTTCTGCAACAGCCGTATTGGCAGCAGGTGACTTTGCTAATGGCACTAACGTAGGTAAGTTTACAATTAACGGTAACCTAAGTGGTAACTCAGCAGCCATTACAGAAGCAAATATTTCTTACTGGCGCACACCAGGTGGCTCTGCAAATGTCGTAACAATTGACCCTGTCAATGTTAACGCAACTAACGTATCAACTGGTGCATTAGTAGTAAGCGGTGGTCACGGTGTTACAGGCAACGCATACATTGGTGGTTTACTATCTGTAACTGGTAACATTACCGGTGGCAACATTAGTGCTACTAACGGAAATCTAACAACGGCAAATATCTCTGGTAACTTATCAGCAGGTAATGCAAATCTTGGTAATTTGGCAATTGCAAGTTACATTCAAACAGGTGAATTACTAAATGGCAATAGCAATATTCGTATTGCCGCAAATGGTAACGTAACAGTATCTTCAACAGGTAATAGCAATGTTGTTATTATCAGTGGCGCAGGCGCAAACGTAGTTGGTTACGTACAAGCAAATGGTAACGGTTCATTTGGTGGAGTAGTATCTCCATCACTAACTTCAAACAGTGGCGCACTAACATTAACTGCGGCAGCCGGCAATGAAAATATTATTCTTGTTCCAACAGGAACAGGTAATGTCGATGTATCAACAAGACACATCGTACAGGTGGCTGATCCAGTAAATGCGCAAGATGCGGCAACCAAATCATATGTTGATAGTGTTGCAACCGGTCTACAGATTCACCCTGCAGTTCGTGTAACAAGTATTACAGACTTGACTGCAACATATGCCAATGGTGGTACATCATTAACAACAATTGCTATCACAGGTGGCAAGACAATTCAGTTCAGTGGCAATCACGGATTAAGTGTCAATGATGAAATTTATTGGACTAATAGTTTCAATGGAATTACTGCACAGAATGCATATTTCGTACAAACCACCCCTAGCCTAGACACTATTACTGTAAGAGCAACTTACACCGGTGCTGAAACTACAGGATTGACAAACGGTACAGGTCTAACACAAGCCGCACTAGCAAATCCTGGCGTTGGCGCAACATTGACAAACGCAGGCGCAAATGCCGCACTGTCAATCGATAGCGTAGCATTGTCATTAACAAATCGTGTTCTTGTACAAGGTCAAACAAATCAGTTTGAAAACGGCATCTATACTGTAACAACAGTTGGTGACGGTTCAACTGCTTGGGTATTGACAAGAGCAACAGACGCAGATCAGTATGCACCAACAGACGTAAGTAAGTTGGGTTATGGTGACTACTTCTTCATTACATCAGGTATTGGATATGCAGGTTCATCATATGTATTGACAACACCAACTGGTGAAATCACATTTGGTATTACCAACATTGGATTCAGTCAGTTTGCGGCAGCAGGTTCATATTCAGCAGGTAATGGTATCGCAATTACAGGTACTATTATTAGTGCAAACATTGATGGTGTAACTACCGATATCGTCGGTGGTAACATCGTAGTTAAGGCAAGCGCACAGTTGACTACACCAAATATTGGTGCGGCAACCGGTACAAGCGTATCATTAACAGGTAACGTATTGGCAAACAATGTTAATGCTAATACATTAGTTACCGCACCAAACGTAAACGTAACAGGCACTGTACTTGCAAACAACTTAACTGCAAACAGCAACATTACTGCAAACAATGCTACAATTAACTTAGCATTGTCAGGTAATACTGCTAACTTTAGCGGTAACGTAATTCTTCCTAACTTAACAGTGAATCTACAACTTGCAGGTAACACTGCTAACTTCACTGGTAACATTTATGCGGCATTCGTACAAGCAGGTTCAGGTACACCAATTCCAAACTTGACTAACCCACTATTTGCTGGTATTGCAAGTGCAAACAACTTTGTACAAGCATACGTTCATAATGCAAGCAATGGATCAGCGGCATCAGCCGACTTTATTGCGTATCCTAACAATGGCGACGACCTCACTGGTTTCATTGATGTAGGTATCACAAGTAATACATTCAATCAGGCTGCTTTCAGTGTAACCGAAGAGAACGAAGGTTACATCTTTATGAGTGCACCAGACTTGTCTGGTACATCAGGTAACTTAGTAATTGCTACAGATAGCACTGGTGCTAACAACAGTATCGAATTCTACGTAGGTGGATTCAACAAGACAAAGAATACTCAGCGCAGTTTCTTAATTAGTACAGCAGGTGCTGAATTAGCCGGTAACTTAGGTGTTACAGGTAATGTCAGTGGTAACATCTTTACTGCAAACTCATTTAGTGCAAACACTAGTGTAACAATTGGTAACACTGGTATTCGTCAAGGTACATTAACTACTACAGCAATTACTGCAAACCAAACTATTGCAACTCTCTCAGTAACAGGTATTACTGGTGTAGAATTCTTAGTTAAGGGTGTAGATAGTTCAGGCTCTAAATACACAGTAGCAACTGTAACAGCAGTCACAGATGGATCAAACGTTGATTATTCAACATTTGGTGGAGTAACATTAGGTGCATCTACTGGTACACTAGCAGTAAATATCGTAGGTTCAAACATTGCATTGCAAGTAACCCCTGCAAGCACGAACTCTACAGTATGGACAACACAATATAGGACTATCTAATGGCACTTAAACCACTTAACGCACTTGATGGTTTATCAGTTAGCGCAAACAGTATTCAAATTGTTTTCGCTAACGGTCACGTTGCGGCAGCATCATTAGCAGTAACAGGTACTACTAATTTAGGTGCTGTAGGCAATGTTACCATCACAGGTGGTACTTCTGGACAAGTTTTAAGTACAGATGGTGCGGGAAATCTATCATTTACTACAGTGTCAAGTGGTGGCGGTGGTCAGATGCCCTACTATATTCCGGTTGGAGAAACCTACACTGTAGAGCAAAATAAACAAGGTTTGTTTGCACTACCCATTACTATTGATGGGGATTTAGTTGTAGACGGAATTTTAGTACAGGTATCATAATAGGATAAATAGGATTGTAAGATGGCATTAATACTCAAACAAGAAGCAAACGCAAACGTAACTACTCCCCCAGCAGGGAGTGGAGCCGTATTCCTAAACACATCTGACCAATTAACTGTTAAGGATACAGCAGGGAATATTTCATCAGTCCCAACTTTTACCTCAACTGGAAATACTTCGGTATTCTTCAATGACAGTGGTGCATTGGGTCAAAGTGCAAATTTATCTTTTGTAAAGACAACTAATACGCTAACTGTTACTAACGGTAATTTAGTAGCAGGTGGAGTTAAAACAGATAATCTTTATTATGCAAACGGTAATCCTTGGGACTTAAGTGATCCAGGTGGTAGCAATACACAGATTCAATTCAATGACAATGAAAGTTTTGGTGGTTCTGCAAACTTTGTTTGGGACAACTCATCTAATACTTTAACTGTTACTGGTACATCAAATGTTACTGGTTCGTTAAATGTAACTGGTAATGCAGGATTTGGCAACGTTAATGCAGGTAATGCTCTTACTGCAAACTTTGTTGCAGGTACATTAACAACTAATGCGCAACCAAATATTACAAGTGTAGGTACACTTTCTACATTGACTACATCAGGTAACGCTGTTATCGGCGGTAACTTGACAGTCAATGGTAACATTACATACATCAACGTAGAAACATTTGATGTTGAAGATCCAATCATTTCAGTGGGCGGTGGTCCAAATGGCGCACCATTAACAACCAACGACGGTAAAGATCGTGGTTTATTGATGCACTACTATACAGTAAGTGGTGCAGTTGATGCGTTTATGGGTTGGGACAACTCAAACTCAGAATTCGCATTTGGTAGTAACGTAACCTCTGTCAATGACATAGAAACATTTAATGCTTATGGCAATGTCAGAGCAAGCACATTTATTGGTAATATCACAGGTGCTACTGCTAACTTTAGTGGTAACATCACAGCCACAAATGCTAATTTAGGAAACGTAGTAACTGGTAATTATTTTACCGGTGTACTAACTTATGCCGCACAGCCAAACATCACTAGCCTAGGCACACTACAATCATTGTTAATTGGTGCAACGTCATCAACCGGTGATTACAGCAACGCAAAAACAATCAGTTCACAAGATAATTCAGGCGGTACCGCTAGCGACAACGTAGGTTTAGTTGGCGAAGCCGTAGCAAGTAGTGCAAACGCAAACGTCACTGGTATCGGTTTGTTGGGTATTGCCAGAGCAAACTCAGCAACTAAGGGTACAGGTGTACAGGGTGAAGCAAAAGTAACCAACACAGCGGACACAGGTGCCGCAGTAGGTGTTCGTGGTTATGCTACTGATACACACGCAGGTGGTTATAACATCGGTGTATTGGGTAATGCAATTGGTTCAGGTGTAGGTAACTATGCGTTCTATGTACAGAACGGTGGTATTGGTTCTATTGAGAACCCAACATTCTGGGACTTGACAGACAACTCAAGTGCCGCACTAACATTTAGTTCTACAGGTAAAGCAAATATTTTCGGTATTGAAACAACTGACAATAGCGAAGGTATTTTCACAACAGGATACTTAAACGTATCAGGTAATGCTACAGTTGGTGGCATTAAAACTAACAATTATTATTATGCTAACGGAAGTCCAGTAGATTTCCAACAAGCAGGCGGCTCAAACACACAAGTACAGTTTAACGATGCTGATGGATTTGGCGGTAGTGCGGCATTCACATTTAATAAGACAACTAATGCTGTCTCAATGGGAGGCACATTAGCAGTTACAGGTAATGCAAGTGCAGGCAACATCTCAACTGGTGGATTAATTTCTGCAACTGGTAACGTATCAGGCGGTAACTTAACTACAGCAGGTGCAGTAGTAGCAACCGGCAACGTAACAGGCGGCAACTTAACTACAGGCGGTGTTGTAAGTGCAACCGGTAACGTAAGTGGTGCAAACATCACAACTGCAGGCGTAGTAACCGCAACCGGCAACGTATCTGCCGGTAACTTAACAACAGGTGGCGCATTAAGCGTCACCGGAAATGCAAACGTTGGTAATTTAGGTACTGGTGGACTTATTGTTGCTACAGGTAATGTAACTGGTGGCAACTTAACTACTGCCGGTAAGGTAGTAGCAAGCACACTAGAATCAAATGTAGCAACTGGTACTGCGCCATTCGTAGTAGCAAGTACTACTAAGGTAGCAAACTTGAATGCTGACTTACTTGACGGTTACAGCACAGCAACAGCGGCAACAGCAAATACTGTTGTTATCCGTGATGCTGATGGAAGTTTCAGCGCAAATATTGTAACGGCAACATTAAGTGGTGCAGCCACAACAGCCGGTACAGTAACAACAGCCGCACAACCCAACATCACAAGCGTTGGTACATTGACTTCATTGGCGGTAACTGGAAACGTAACCGCTGGTAATGTTTACGCTAACTCAGGTACAATCGGTGCTTCATTACTAACAGGTACACTAACTACTGCGGCTCAACCCAATGTTACTTCAGTTGGCACATTGTCATCTCTAACAGTAAGTGGTAACGCTTCAGCAGGTAACTTAAACACTGCCGGCGCAGTTGTTGCAAGTACATTAACTTCAAATGTCGCAACTGGTACTGCTCCATTAACAGTAACAAGTACAACACGTGTTGCTAACTTAAACGTTGCATATGCAAACGTTGCAGATAACATTAACGTAACTGCTCCAGGAACAGGCACAGGCTATGTTGTGTTTGCTAATGCAACATCAGGCAACGTTGCTGAATTGACAAGTTCAGGTATTACTTCTAACTTAGCAAACAACTCAATTACTGCTACAACATTCGTTGGTGCATTAAGTGGTGCGGCAACTACAGCAGGCACCGTAACAACTGCGGCTCAACCAAACGTAACAAGTTTAGGAACATTAACTGGACTTGGCGTAAACGGCACTGTAACAGCGGTAGCATTTACTGCTAACACAGGTGTGTTCACAGGTAATGGTAGTGGATTAAGTGCAATTGCAGGTGGTAACGTAACAGGGCAAGTAGCAAATGCTACAGTTGCTGGTACAGTTTATACGGCAGCACAACCAAACATCACTTCAGTCGGTACATTAACAAGTGTAGCAGTGACAGGTAATGCGACCGCAGGCAATGTGTATGCTAACTCAGGTACAATCGGTGCTTCATTACTAACAGGTACACTAACTACTGCGGCGCAGCCAAATGTCACAAGCGTTGGTACTCTAACAAGTGCGACAGTAACTGGTAACGTTGCAGCCGGCAACTTAACAACAACTGGTGTATTGAGTGTAACTGGTACAGGCGTAAGCAGTATTGCTGGCAACTTAGATATGACCAGCAACAATATCATCAATCTTGCGGCTCCAGTTAATTCAACTGATGCGGCAACAAAACAATATGTTGATGACGTTGCTCAAGGCTTGCACACACACGATAGTTGTAATGCAGCCACACAAACTACACTAGCAACGATTTCAGGTGGTACTGTTACATATAACAACGGTACTAGTGGTGTTGGCGCAACATTGACAACAACAGGTTCATATACAACTATTGATGGCGTTACATTGTCAAATGGCATGCGTATTCTTGTTAAGAATGAAGCAAACGCCGCACACAACGGTATCTATGATCGCACAAGCAGTACAGTATTGACTCGTTCAACTGACTTTGACACTCCTACAGAAATGGCAGGTGGTGACTTTACGTTCGTTAATGCGGGTACATTATACGACAACACTGGTTGGGTAATGCCCGATCCAGTTACCACAGTCGGTACAACTAACGTAGTTTGGGTGCAGTTCTCAGGTGCTGGTACATATACAGCAGGCACAGGTTTAACATTAACAGGATCACAGTTTAGTGTCAATGCAAGCCAGACACAGATCACAAGTGTCGGTACTCTAACTGGTTTAAATTCAAGTGGTACAATCACAGCACCAGCATTCACAGCAAATACAGGCGTGTTCACAGGTAATGGTAGTGGACTAACTGCAATCGCAGGTGGTAACGTAACAGGTCAAGTAGCAAACGCATTAGTAGCAGGTACTGTATATACTGCGGCACAACCTAACATTACAAGCGTTGGTACACTAACATCATTGAGTGTAACAGGTAATGTTAGCGCAGGAAACGTAAGCGGTACTCTATTAACAGGTACACTAACTACTGCGGCTCAACCAAACGTAACAAGTTTAGGAACATTAACTGGACTTGGCGTAAACGGTACAATCACTGGAGTTAACATCACAGCAAATACAGGCGTATTTACTGGTAACGGTAGTGCATTAACTGCACTAAATGCAAGTAATATCAGTTCTGGTACATTAGCACAAGCAAGATTAGCAAATGCTAGTGTAACATTAGGTAGCACTGCATTGACACTTGGTTCAACTGTTACAACTGTTGCAGGATTGTCAAGCGTAACATCAACTTCATTCGTTGGTGCATTGACTGGTGCGGCTACAACTGCAGGTACTGTAACAACTGCGGCTCAACCAAATATCACATCAGTCGGTACATTAACAAGTCTTGCTGTTACTGGAAACATCAGCGCAGGTAATGTATCTGCTACAACATTTACTGGTGCTCTATCAGGTGCGGCTACTAGTGCAACTACAGCAGGAACAGTAACAACAGCCGCACAACCAAACATTACATCAGTAAGTACTTCATTTACTGGATTGACTTTTGCGGCAAATGGACAAATTACAATGTCAGGCGCTGGGTCACAGATTTCTGGAGTTAACTTAGTAAGTGCTAACTTCTTCTCAGGTAATGGGTCATCAATAACTGGAATAAACGCATCTAGTATTGCAAGTGGCACACTCGCACAAGCAAGACTTGCTAATGCGTCATTAACTGTTAACGGTACATCAATTTCACTAGGTGGTTCAGGTACAATTACTGCTAACACTACACAAACATTGACACTTGGTACTTATTTAACAGGTACAAGTTTCAACGGTGGTACCGCAGTAACAGCCGCAGTAGATGCAACTACAACTAACACTGCAAGTAAGGTTGTAGCACGTGATGCAAGTGGTAACTTTGCAGCCGGAACAATTACTGCTACACTAAGCGGCGCCGCTACAACTGCAGGTACTGTAACAACTGCCGCACAGCCAAATATTACAAGCGTAGGTACACTAACATCATTGAGTGTAAGTGGTGCATTAACTACATCTAACATCACTACTGGTGCTAACTCTACAGCAGGATCAATTACAGGTAACTGGACATTAACTGCTGGATCAAGATTTAACGCTACATATGCTGACTTGGCAGAACGTTATGTTGCTGATGCTCAATATGAGCCCGGTACTGTTCTAGTATTTGGTGGCGAATATGAAGTATCTATCAGTGGTGAAGATTCAAGTCACAGAGTTGCAGGTGTAGTATCTACAGAACCCGCATATCTAATGAACAGTGAATGTCAAGGTGAATATGTAGTTGATCTAGCATTGATTGGTCGTGTACCAGTTAAGGTAATGGGTCCAATTCGTAAGGGTGACTTAATTGTAACCTCTGAAAATGCAGGTTATGGTAAAGCCAATAACGAAGCACGTGCCGGCACAATCATTGGTAAAGCACTTGAACACATGAATGAACTAGATGGAGTAGTAGAAGTCTTGATTGGTAGATGTTAATTTGACTTTTCAGTAACCACTGATAAGTACAATTGATGAATGTATTTTTACAAGACTTCTTTACCAGACTCCGTTCTTGGCATGATCTAAGAAATAATCTAAAAGAATCTGACCTCGGGCATATTTGTGTCGAGGTCGATTCGTTTTGGCAATGGTGCCCATTAAGTAATCACTATCTGCACCCGGATGATATAGATTCATGGCCCGGACCTTGGGAATTAATTAACGATAACGAATATTGCTATTATGCTCGTGCTTTGGGTATGATATACACATTGCTGTTATTGGGTGTAAAAGAGATTGACTTTGTTGAAGCCAAAGACTATAATAACAACGATGTGGTATTAGTCCTTGTAGATAACGCAAAATATGTATTGAATTACTGGCCCAATACGGTAGTAAATATTAATCTTAAAGAATTTACAATTCAAAAGCGCATCAACATAGACTCACTTAGAAGAAAAATAGGCAACGTATGAAAATTAATGTAACAAAGCGTTCGGGACGAACGGAATCTCTTACCATTGAAAAATGGCAAGCACAAGTCGCTAAAATCTGCAATGGAGTTGCAGACGTAAGCCAATCAATGATCGAAATCAAAGCGCAGCCTCATTTTTATGATGGTATTACCACTAGAGAAATTGATGAGTTAACCCTACGTGCAGTCGTAGACCTCATCGATGTGGAATCAAATCCTGACATTGGGCATACTAACTATCAATATGTTGCGGGTAAGCAACGTTTATCAATGCTACGCAAAGACGTATATGGTCAGTACAATCCTCCGCATCTTTATGAAATCGTCAAGAAAAATGTAGCAGTAGGTTTATACACTCCTGAATTATTGGAATGGTATAATGAAGATGATTGGAACAAGATGAATGAGATCATCGATCATTCTAAAGACGAAGATTACGGTTATGCCGCCATTGAACAATTGATTGAAAAATATTTGGTACGTAATCGTGCCACAAAGGAAATTTATGAAACTCCCCAAGTTCGTTACATTGTTGCCGCTGCCACTGTCTTCCACAAAGAAGAACCTAACACGGCTCGTATGCGTTATATTAAAGAATACTACAACGCGGCTAGTGACGGTCTTTTTACTCTTG